GTCGTTTCGAACGTCGAGATTTTTGGTACACCCCATGCACTGCGCAGCGGTAAAGTGGTGACGCGTTACAGTGGTACAGCGTTAGCACGGTATCAGAAAAAAAGAGAGTGATACTATTGTACCACTCCCTCTGTTATATTTTAAATTATCTTATACCTTTCAAGTCTACCTGTATTGCACTTCCATCCCAGTTACCACTATTTTTTGTCACTATCAACCAGTGCGAGCCAACACTTGTAACTTTTGAAGGGTAAGTGCCAACCCCTGGTATTGTTGTTGCTACTGTCCATTCGAATAAGTTAGCATTTTCTACTGGAATATATACAGCTCCAGTGTTTGCATAGGTAGGTACAGTTGCCGTCACAGTGTAACCACCTTGATATTTATAATCAAGTGCTATTATTTGTGTAGTAGACTCTGGTGAAAGTGAAACACCTTTCGGGTCGCCGGGTATGTATCCATACTCTTTAGAACTTGTTAGTCTAAACTTAATCATGCTATTTATATTGGATGTATACGAGTTAGCAAAGTTAAGTACTAAAGGTGAGCCAGTAGCGCCAAAATTTAATTGAGTGGCATCATCAATAGTAACGGCACGGTTTGACCCATTTATTTTACATCCTATTGCATTAAAGTACTGTTTAGCAACGTTTGCGCTAGCTTCATTATGGACATAAATACCGTCACTGCCATAAAATTCACAATTTATAAAAGTATAATTGCAACCTCTTGTACATCCACAGCCTAACGCCGGTTCATGCTCACTAGTAAATTTACAATTCACAACAGTTACTGTAGTACCATAACTTGTATCGGTACTTCCGTCGAGATGAAAGGCATAAGCGCTTTCACTTGTTGAATGAAAATGTATGCCCTCAATATAAGTATCACCGTAAATATTTGCAGGGCCATTAGGATATGAGTTATTGCTAACAATCTCTGGCATACCAATTCCGATAAGGTCTATACCTGGATTTTTTGTAAGTACAATACTTTCATTGTATACACCACCGCAGATTAAAATTGTAACTCTGTTCGTTCTACTGCAATATTTCTTTGCAAATGTAATAGCTTCATTAATTGTATGAAATTTTCCACCACTTTTGGCAACTGTAATAACACTAGGAGTATTACCATCAAACACAACATTTTTTAAATTATTTAATGCACTTGTTGTTGACTCAATTTTATTATTAATTTCATTATTAGTACTGGTCTGATTTTTTTTAAAGGTCTGTAAATCAGTGCTAGTATTATTTGCAAGCTGTTTAGCTTCAAGGGCTTCTTTTCTATACTGTTCAACCTGTGCATTATAATTACCAGTATTAACCCAATAATCTGTATTATTAATTTCCACATTCGCAGGCACTGGCACTTTACTCGTAAAGCTATTACCCATATACGTTACCACACTCAATGCTTCATACTGCAAAGCCTTATTCCACTCACCCATAATCTTCGGCACGTACCTAGCACCAACATACTGTCTGTTAATTAATTCATTACTCATATCACTTTTACCTCTCTTTCTTAATAACTTAATACTAAATGTCCATAGTCATAGTTACCAACACCGATATTATTTTCAATATCTAATCCAGTAGTATTAAATGTTATATTCTTCCAAGTATTAGGAATATTATAAATAATATATCCACTGTCACTAATAGTAACAAATATCATAGTCGCAAGATATTCACGAACAACGCTCTCTATAAAGCTAGTATCAAAGTTATCAATCCATTCCTGCACTTGCTTTAATTCATTTTTTAATTCTTCGACATCATTAATAATGGCTTTATCATTTTCAATCAAATTATTAATATAGTCAACACATTTGCAGATAACTTCATAATAACTTAATTCATCATCATACACTAGTGGTAGCACTTTAAAGCACCAAAATCTAAACTCTGTTAAGTCTCTATAATTTGCGTCCATTATTGCCTCTCTTTCCCTTTACCATAAAGTAAAGAAACAATCATTGCAATCCTCAATAATCATCATATCAATATTGAGAAAAGTCTCTCTAAATTTCTTTAATAAACTGCTATAATTTTCTGTTCCCTGTTTGCCTTTTACTGTCTCAATATACTTATCAGTATTATTAATATTTTCTGTACCATTTCCAGTTTTACTATCATTTCTTGTCAATGTATCTGTACTTTCATTAGTAGTCGTATTATCTTCATTAACTTTAGTAACTGTAGTTAAAGGCACACTATCAGCAATACCTTGTGTATCCATACTATTTTGCGGAGTATCACTAAATCTATTCAAGGTATCAGTATTACTTGTACCACTGCCTCTACTAACATTTTCACTTGTACCACTATTAGTCTCTCTATTATTACTTGTCCTATTACTTGTACCGCTACCCTCTCTACTCCTAGTCAAATCAACATCATAAAAAGGATTAAACTCAAGCAACTCACTTTTATACAACTGATTGTAATAAGGCATAATCTCATTGAGTTTAGCATTTAATGCAAGTTTCCACCTGCCTACAGTCTCATGTGCAATCTCTCTTGTGTAATAATGTTTCAATATCTTCCTGCATAAAACCTGTCTATAGTTTTCATCAAAGATAGGAAAGTCAAAGTTAAAAACCTTATTCCAACACTTATCTAAAATACTATCAATATTATCTGCACCCTCACTCTCACTCAAGCCTGCACTATTTTCACAAATAAATCGTACCTCTGTTGTATACTTACTCATTATTTTCACCACCTTTACCTATATCAATTTCGTTACTTAAATTTGCTTCATAAGCATCGTAAGTATCAAGTACCTGCATGTCCTCTCTATAATCAACACTAATGTTCAGTCCAAACATTTTGTTAATCTGCTCACATGCCTGCTGTCTCATAAACAGTCTTGAATACCTACTAGCAATCGTGCCACCTAAGTTTCTTTGTACTTCATCAGTTATCATTCTTTCTTTCTTCACAGTATTGACATTACTAATGCCTAAGTATGTCAATGCTTCATTCCAATACTGCGTTTTTAAATCATACAACTTATCAGCAACATAAGGGCTTGTAGTATCAAAAGTCTTAATACCACTTAAATCCAAATTCTTATCACCGAAAATGAATGGTTCATTACCCATATACTGTGCATATAGATTTTTCATTACAAGTCTCTGATTTTCAGTACATGTAATAATCTTAGGTGTTTTTTGCTGTATAACGTTTACGTCAATAGTTCTCTGTATTTCATACAGTCTTTTGCTCATTTCCTGCACATCAAGTATACTGTTAGTGTGTAGCATATTATTAAAGATAATAACACTGTTACTTTGGTCAAGTTTCATCTGATAACCATTTTGTGCAAACGCTGTCCGTGTAATAGGTATTCTGTAAACATCAAGTGCGCCACCTATCATAACTTGCAGACCTAAATATCCCATGACTTCATCCTTAAAAAATACAGCCATTCCGTCATTGAAAAGAGCTAACTCTAAAAATCTTGCGTCAATGGTATCAGGTAAGTTCTGCCAGTCAAACATTGAAATGCTTAATTCAGTAAGCCTATTAACATACTGTAAATATGTTCTCTGATTTTGTAAGAACGCTTCACTCTGTGCTTTTCTTCCTTTTCTACTCATTATCTCACCTCTTTTCTAATTAGGACTGTTATCTAATGAATAGTTGCCTATTTCATCAGCGTTTTTCCAAAATGTAATACCATTATCAAAAATAGTATTGATAAGGGTTACATCATTATTACTGCATGTTTTTGAAACTACATTACTTCCTATTGTTTTTGTATATGTCCAATGTGGTCTTACGCTTATATTAGGTATTTTTACTCTATTAGTTGCATAACCATAAGCAGTAAAATAATCATCAATTATTCTTGCATATTCTTCTCTTATATGTTTTTTCATTACACCAATAGTCATTAAACCTATGGTAGATAAAATACTTCCATTATTACTACCATGTGCCTGTTGTGGTAAAGCACTATGATATGCTATATTTTGTATTGCGTTGGCAACATGTGCCCCTGTCATTGTTAAAGCTAAAGGATTAGCAGTACTTGAAATATTCACACCTGCACCAACACCACCCATAGCACTAGGTATATATCTTCCTGGCATAGCTGTTCTATTAGCATATGCACTATCAAACATTGATGTACTCATAGCATTTCCGACTACACTCGTTGCACTCTGTGCTAACCACGCTTTAAAACTATCAGTACTCCAACCTAATTGTGGGTAGCCTTGTAATGTCATTTTTTCGTCATAGTTTGCAACTACACCTTTGTAATTATTAGGAATAACTGCAATTTCAGGATTACAAGTCATATCGCCTACTATTGTAAAATTACATACACTGTCGCTGAAATACTCATAATGCAAGACAGCATAAGAACCTTGGAAATTTGTTAAGTATAAAAAATTATATGGATAAGTATATAGTTTATTATTTTTAATTTGATAGCCGTCTGTGCCAAACATATTTATAATAAGTTTTTGGATAGTAGATGTATAACTTTTATTACCACCATTTACATTAGTTATAAAATTAGTAGGCATTAAAAATATAGCAACTATTCCGTCATATTTTGCACTAGGCACATTCGACAGCCATTCACTACATTCTTGTGCGCCAGCTGAATTATTGTTAAACGTTATAAAATTTAAGCCACTGTATAAATTTGAATAATAGCCACCAGCGACATCTGTATAATCTTTGTTAAACGTACAAGCAACAACTATTGATAAAGGTGCTATAATATTTGTGTTCCCACTAGTAGTTTCAGATGATGTAAATTGCTCAAAGGAACTACTAACATAGTCTCCTAGTTCAACGTTTTCATGCACTAAGTTATCGCCGATAACATCTGTCATACTATGTTCTCTCTCGACAAAACATTCTTTAAGAGTACAGTCAAAAAGAAACCAAGTTTGCATAACATCAATAGTAAAATATACATTACTAACTTTATCGTTTACATACTCAATATTAGTAATAAAAGCGTAGAACCATTTACTACCATAGTTAGTATTTTGAAACATCATATAGTTGCATTCATAAATGCTCTCAGCACTGGCACTCATTCTCACAACACCCTGTTGCCCATTAATTCTCTGAAAACTAGCTTTATCCATAGTCTTACTAACTTTACTCTCAAAATAAGTTTTCTGCGCGCTTCTGCTTGTAAAGTAAATAGTATCTTTATAACTGCTGTCTATTGGTACACCCCTGCATAATTTAATAGCACTATTAGGTTGTATCTGCATATCTTCACCACCTTTACAATAGCAGGAAAGCAATTATGCTCTCCTGCTATATTCAATCTACGCAACTGTGATAGTTGCTGTGCCAAACTTAGTACTATCAAACGTGCTAGTAGCTTTAACTGTAATAGTTCCTGCTGTAGCATCACTATTAACTTTAAGCATGCCTGTACTTGAAATACTAGCCTTAGCACTCTTATCTTCAATGCTCCAAATAACGCTCTTTGGTGCATAGTTAGCAGTATCAACAGTAACATTTAGCTGTAACTGTCCACCTGCATTAACTTTAGCTTCACTAGGTGTAACTGTAACTGTCTTTACCGTAGGTACACCTTCAACAAATACTGCATTGTTTGAGAACGGAGAAACGCTAAATGTTTTCCATACATGATACCAGTAGTTCCAATACAGACCCTCACCATTATACTGCTCTGTAAAGTTCTGATAGTTGTCGAATATCATAAACCAGTCACTATCTACCAATACACAAGGTATTTCGTCAAGTGCTTCAAGTTCTTCTTTTTTTATCTCTGTATAAGTTGGGTCATCAGCAAAGAGAATATTTAATCTCTCAATGTCTAAATCGCCGAAACTATCTACAAGTACATGATGTCCGTCAAACTCTGCTTTATCCATATTAAAAGCACTTGCAAGTACTTGAACATTCATGGTAGCATCAAACCGTGAATTGACTAACAAATACTGCTCCTGCTTAGGTGTATGGTTCATAACTCCTGCAATGTTATTCTTTGAACTAAGGAAAGTAAACTTGTTTGATACTCCCTTAATAGTACTAACAATGCTATTCATGTTTGGAGTACTAATAGCAGGAATAGTAACTGGGTTCATCAGTCCATTTAAGATATGTTTTGCAAGCATATATTTCATAGTCTGAAACTCATCATAGTTAGCACCAGTATACATAGCATCTACAATCTTAGCAATCAAATCTGTAATGCCGTCAATAGACAGAAAAGCCTGTCTTAACTGGTCATTTGAGATTGTAGCTTTGTAGAACTTCTGATAGTTCATAATGTGAAATGCACTGCGTACATCAGGAATTTCACGCTTGAATACATTGGACTCGGCAACCTGTGGGTCAAACTGAAACGGTTTTGCAATATTAACAAATACCTCTTCGATAGACTCACCAAACTCGAGCATACCTTTTTTAAACATAGCCCATGGATTGTCATATGATTTGCTTGTTAAAATTACTCTACCTATTCTGTTTACAAGAGCAGATAAAAATTCATTCTGTAAAGCAGGATAGTCCATAATTACTGCGCCGATTTCTCTGATTGAGTCAGAGTCAACTGTAGCCTGCGGCACATAATCTCTGTAGTTTATGCTTGCGTTGTTTCTTATTGCATTTAAAATATCAACGCTTGAATTAGTAAGTGTCTTAATTTTTGGTTTTGTAGCCATAATTCTTAGCCCTCTCTTTCTTTAAATAAATCATCAAAGGAAATGTCATTACTGTCATCAGTAATATCTTCCTTTTGTTTCCTTAATACTTCATTAGGGTCTGTACCCTCTTTGCCCTCAAAAAATCGTGCTTTATATTTTTCTCTCCACTCATTGTCATTCTGTTCGTATTTTGTTTTCCAATCAGTAGTATCACTTGCACGTGCTTCAAGGTCATTGAATGTATCAGTAAAATTTTCAATCATGGTAAGCGTATTATCATCAGCGCTATCTCCTGCTAATCCTTTTACTGCACTCATAAAATCATCATGTGAAAGTACTGCCATTTTTCTCACCTCTTTTCTATTTAAAATAATGGTCTGCACATCATCCAAACTGGCATACGTTTTCGTTTAGTCGGTGTAGGTGGTGTAGGTGGTGTAGGTGGTGTAACACCAGTTAGGTATTCATACCAGTTACTAGCATATGTTAATCTGTTACTTAATGCTTCAGTTCCTGCTCGTTCTCTTTCATATAAATATGCTTTACATGCTTCTGCAACATCAGTTAGTTGCGAAAACTCTGCACCAGTATAACCATATCCCAGTGACGGCTTAAGTATCCATTGACTACCATAACCATTTATTATTTCATCCCACATTAACTGTGTTTGTATTTCACCAGTAGACCAATCAGCGCCGTGTGCAGTTGCATAATCTGTTAGGTTTCTACTAGGCGTCCACTGTATTAAACCCCAACCACTGCTTGCACTTGCTGATTGTTTCATTCCTGGGTTAATGTTTGACTCCTGCTGTAAGTTTCCTAACATCCCTGCTACGCTCTCAACGGTAAAACCTTTACTGTTGAAATATCCATAAAATTCGGTAGCATTGTTTTCCATTTCAGATTGTGTTAAATATGCTCTTACTCCTACTTTAACTATCCATGACATTATCTTATACCTAAACTAAAAAGTTTATTCCATGTGTTTTTACCACACTTACCGTCAACAGTTAATCCATAGTTTGTCTGAAAATTCTCACATGCTCTTACACAACCTGTACCATATTTTGTGTCAATACTACCAGTGTAATATCCTAACTTTGTCATAAGTATTTCAAATACTGTTACGTCATTATTTGATGAACCTCTTTTCAATAAATTCATATTATAACCTGCACTTCCTTTGTCTCCGTTATAACGTAAATGATAACTCCAACCATAACTAGGTGTGTAATATTTTCTTATACATATTTCTTTTCCAGTTTGGTCTCCTGCTTTACGTCCTTTTGTAGTTCCATTTTCGTCAATACTTGCATGAACTATATGTTCACTATCTGTTGAAACACAAACATGATGTCCTACAGCTAAATGAATATCACCTTTTTGAAAAGGCCTGTTACATGAAGTAAAGCCACAACGTTTTAACTGTTCATACAAGTTTCTCGTTGTACTGTTCACATTTACATTAAAACCTGCTTTAGCAAGTGCGTGACTAACTAATGAACTACAATCAAAGTCTGGATTTCCACTTCTGTTAATCTGTGAATAACCATGTGAATTGTCATTTGCTATTGCAATCATATAATCTGTGTAAGTGTCAACTTTACTCATTCTTATCACTTCTTTCTACATTCAGAATGTCGCATAATTTCTGTAATACAAGTGTATTTTCATTTAATGCTGACGTAAACTTATTTGTTTCTGTCTTGTGACTATCGTTAAGTTTCATACAGTACCATGCTAAACATAAGCACATTACTATCGGAAAGCCAACTGTTGTAATAGCCTGCAAAATCATCTGCATTGTATCCATACCCTCACCGCCTTTTCTTTTATTCTCTTTTTAATTATATCATATTACTTGAAATTTTGCAATATATATGTTATAATAAATTGAGATAAATATAGGCAATTTTAAGAAAAGAGTACAATAATATGAGTGAAAATAAATACTATGACGGAACTAAATTACTTTCAATGAACGATATAAATGGTTTAAAGCCTGAACTATTTTTATGTACCACTAATAGAAGTGGTGGTAAGACAACTTATTTTGGTAGACTATTAATCAATAGATTTCTAAAGTATGGTAAAAAATTCTGTTTAATTTATAGGTACAATTATGAGCTTGATGATGTATCTAATAAGTTCTTTAAGGATTTACAAACATTATTTTTTAGTAATTACACTATGGAAAGTGAACGTTGTGCAAGTGGTATCTACCATAGTTTGTTTTTAAATGAACAACATTGTGGTTATGCTATTAGTTTAAATAGTGCAGACCAGTTGAAAAAATATAGTCACTTACTTAGTGATACTGATAGTATGTTATTTGATGAATTTCAGAGCGAAACTAATCACTACTGTAATGATGAAATAAGAAAATTTATTAGTGTGCATACAAGTATAGCAAGAGGTCACGGAGAGCAGGCAAGATACCTGCCAGTATATATGCTAAGTAATGCAGTTAGTATTATTAACCCTTATTATGTAGAGTTGGGAATATCTGAAAGATTAAACAGTGAAACTAATTTCTTAAAGGGAGACGGATTTGTACTGGAAAGTGGTTTTATAGAAACTGCTAGTAAAGCGCAGAAAGAGAGTGGTTTCAATAGAGCATTTAAGAATAATCAGTATGTCGCATACTCAAGTGAAAATGTGTACTTAAATGATAACACTGCTTTTATTGATACACCAGTAGGAAAAGCAAAGTATATTGCAACACTAAGATATATGAGTCATGATTATGCTGTGAAACAATACAGTGAGCAGGGATTTTTATATATTGATGATAAAGCAGATAGTACTTTTAGAAGTAAAATAAGTGTCACTGTTAATGACCATGATATTAATTATGTCATGTTAAAACAGAATGATTTATTTATTAGTCAGTTAAGATACTATTTTGAAAAAGGGTGTTTCAGATTTAAGAACCTTAAATGCAAAGAAGTCTTATTTAAGACTATCAGTTATTAGGTATCTGCTGTTGTATGTTCACTTGATACTGCTAGGTAGCACGTTTGGAAGATAACGCTAGTATGTATTGTCGTAAATGCTGTGCGCTTGTGTTCTGCAATAGTTATAGATATAGAAAAGGCAAGAGTTTATACTCCTGCCTTTTTGTTTTTTATTTATAACAATTTAATATTATTTGTAAAAATGATTGTGTATATCTGTTGCAATTAATATGCTTAATGATAGTACAATTTCTCTTGTATCTTTTTTCTTTATAAAATCGTATGGTAGTAACTTTGAAATGTATAACCCATTTAAACAATATTCTATTTTATACTTCTCAATATACGATATATCATAAAACTCGATTAAACCTCTAAATCTTTTGCGTAGTTCCTGCACTACTTTTTCCATTTTATCGCTCATATTATTACACTCCTATAAAATCATCGCATTCATATCTATACTTACAAGCAAAGCATAAATAATTACATTGTTTGTGTATAAAATATTGCTTTATTTTTCTTGCTACCATTAATATAATTTTTATAAGTAATACCACCGTTATTGATAATATTAATGAATAATCTATTACGCTCATATATTCCTCACCTCTAAATCTATTATCACATTTTCAATATCCCTTTTATTATAGAATATATAACAATCAAAACACTTATTTGTATTAGTACATTGTTTACATTTTTTGTAACATTAATTTATTCAATTTATGATTTAATAGCTTAATCAATAATTTGTTTAACATAATATTTCACCTCATTTCATATGTCGTGTCCACCAGTAATACACCACCTTTAATTCTTTTTGGCAGTAATTTTCCAGGGACACATAAACCAACTTTAAAATCATTATAGTCTCTTTTTGTTTCTAAGAATTTTAATTCGCTTTGTGTATAGTTATCACTCTCCTTTACTTTATATCCTTGCATTGATTTATTAAATAAATTTTTGCATTTCTGTGGCATACCTGCACATTTAATATCATTATATGGTTCATCCACTGGGATTAAATCATTGTGTGTTATGTGTTCTATATATGTTTTCTGTCTTGTAAATATAGCTGTATCCCAACTGCTCTCTAATTTCCAGCAACAAAACTTTACAGGGTCTACTGTTATTCCTTTAATCTTATCAGCAGGCAAGTCACAATGTATACTATCAGTATCAGCATAAATAAATCCTGCTTTGTCTACTCCGTAATAATTTTTTTGAGCGGCTGTTATCGTAAAGTTACGTGCATATGATGTTATTGCACTACCAGTTGCTATATGTCCTACCTTTTTGTTATTAGCAGGTACAATATAAAAGCCTATACTTTCATCATCTTTTACATACGCAACTTTAAAACTACTATTGGAACTACTAGCAAGTTTGCCATAAAGATTATTGAGAAACAGTTTAGCTTCTGTACGCTTTGCACCTTTACTGTTCATTTTAATTTCTGCATAATGATTGATATAATTATCAAATATACCTATATCAGAATAAAACCAACATCCGTCTAAGATTTCAAAGTCAACTAGTTCATAGTGCTTTAACATTAGTTTATAATCTGTCATTGTTACTGTCATTATTTGTGCAGTATCTTTTATGTTACCATTAATATCTTTATAGTATCTATTGTAGTTTCCGTTTTTATCTAATACATCACTAGTTGTTAATGACTCTGTACCTTTATATAAATGATTACCTTTTATTTGAATAAATGGCAACATATTTTCTTTAATATAAAAGCGTGTTTTTATTCTTAAAAAATAATATTTATTTTCACCTATTGCTTCATTAGGTATTATATTACCAGTCCAAAAATATGGTTTACCTATTGGAAAATAATTACCACTTTGCGAGTGCATCATACTAGGATATAAAGAGTTTACATCAGCTGTCACTCCGTTATGTCTAACAATATTTTCTTTTCCTTTTACTAAATAGCACCAACCCCCTCTATAGCTGTGTCGTATATATTCATCTGCATTTGACGAGCCATAAATATTTTTATCAAGTGTAAATTCATCAAGCGCAGGGAATAAATCATTATAATCATAAGCGCCTAAAGAATTTTTATATTCCGCTACACAACATGAACCTATTGTAAGTTTATCGTGGCCGTCATTGAATAACTGTTCTAATGCTTCTTTAACTACTAATACGTCATTAGCTATATAACGTTTTTCGTCATCAGTTATATTACATCCTGCATATCTATAGCCATTATATTCCATGTCTAATTTTTGATGTTTTGTTTTAAAAGATTTACCTATTTGTTTTACTGAAAATGGTAATAGTTTTAAGCTATCTCTTAGTTCAATAAAATGATTATTAACTTTAATAGTAACCATATACCATTGACCCATAGATGATATAGTATATCTGAAAGTATTATTTTTCATGTATTTTTCTTTTATAAATTCGCCTTGAGTGCCGTCCTCATTAAATGACTCGTATGCCTGTTCATATTTTAAATCCGTTAATAAATATGACAGCCAAAAATTGCCATCAAATTTAAGGTTATGATAATAAGCTATTATGTCACAATCTAACGACTTAAAATAATTAAACTGTTCATCAATAGAATGAAAAATCTGAACGTTCTCTGTATATAATTCTACGCTTGCACTCGCCCATACTTCTGTAGATTTTTGCCCTTTATATACTGTAGTCTCAAAATCACACATGAATTTTCTATAGTTTCTCATATATTATCTAAATCAGTAAATCCAAAATATTCATTAATATCATTAGATTGTATTGCTGATATGCGTGACATATCGTGATTTGATAATAAAGGTATTAAATCTTCCGTCTTTGCCTGCACTACTTCTGAATATACACTCTCATTTATACTATCTATTGCTGATATAATTTCTTCTTCATTTTGTTGTAAATAATATTCATATTGTTCGTTTCCAAAATCTTCTTGCATTTGTTTTATAATTCCTAAAACAGTATAATAAAAATTTTCGAGATTATAATCTATAGCTTCACCACCATGTGTGTATGTCTGCTTTTTACTAGGTAAAGCTTGTAATCTTGAAATAATACTGTCTGTAACTGTATAGGTTTCTGCACTTTGTCGATGTGCTATTTCTGATTGCAAATTCTGTAAAGTATCTTGTGTTATTCTTTTTGGAAAAGATTTTAAACCTTGCGTAGAGATACCTTGATGTTGTGCTTTATCTAATATAGATTGATATGCTTTTTGATTTTTGGTAAGTTTTTTTGCCATACTTTTTATTCTCCTCCCTAAATTATTAAGACCCTTGCTAACTTAATAGCAAGGGTCAGCAGTAAGATAAAATTTTATTTTACTGATTTTACATCAAGTGCACAGTCAATGTACGGCCTACCATTCTTTGTTGTGCCACTAATTTTGATAACACTGAACTGTTTACCATGCATGATGTTAGTAATGTTATCAAAACTACGCTTGAAAGTTGCTGACTGACAAGAGAATACTTCATTGTCTGGAGTAATGATTGATAAAATATCAACACTATCACCATTCTCTTTTTCGTCTGTAAATGTAAGGTAGCCTGCCACTGCAATGTTTGTGTTGTCCTCCACATCCTTGAGTGATTTAATGCCTCTATCTAATGTCATTAAGTACTGCTCTACCTCTGTAAAATCTCTTGACTGTGTATTAATTGTAATTGCCATGTTTTTTTAACTCCTTTTTTCTTTTTATTTTGCGTCTACCTGCTTTATTTCAATCTCTTTACGTGTAGCAGGGTCAAGTATCTTTGCACCTGCGATAAAGTCTGCTTCATCCATACCATAAAGTTCATTGACCTCTTTGAGGTTGCGAATTGAAACAATAGTGCATTCATCTGTGTTGTAAAGTTTTGATACTCTCTTAAGTACCTTGCCTTTGTCAGTAATCTTGCCAGTAAGAGTAAACTCCTGCTCAAATGTTTCAGCTGTCTGTGGATTTACGCATAAAGCTGTAATAGATGTTGAAATAATTGTACGTGTAACCATTGGTTGTCTCATAGTCGTTTTTTCTCCTTTTCTTTGTGCTATGATTTGTAAAGTTAATTGTAATAAAATTGTAACACCAATAGGTGTAATAGCCAAGTTGATTTTTGCAATCTGTTTTAGTGATAGCTTACTATCTCTTGGCTATCCAACAAGATATAAAATCGTCCATTCTGTGACGAATTGTAATTTTATAATCCTGACGATATATAGTTTCTATAGTAACATCAGTTCTATCAGTTTCAACTATAACCTTTTGCGTATTAGGGTCTGTGATAAGCTATGCATATCAAGTTTCTAACATTGTTAATCACTTCCTTTTCTTTGAGGAGTCCGCACTATTGAGTGCCGTATTGTCTTGCAATAGTGCGGTATCATAGTATTAAAGCAAATGCATTACCTCTTTACATATTATATTATACAGTATAACTGTGACTATGCTATGTCTAAATTATGAACATTTTATAAACTTTTCCACATTTCAGTTTTCTATAATTTACGAAAATTTACGAAAACTTGTGCAATATTTAATTCGTATAATGCGTTCTAATTTATGATGTCTTTCATTCATTTTATAATCCTCTCTTTTTAAATTCTAATGACAAGCGTTCATACATAATATCAATGCATTGTATTTCATAATAATCATTCAATGCTACTAAATATTCAAAATCGCCATAAATCATAAAATTATAACTACTTATACAATTTATTAGTAATAACATATCAGCTCTAAAACTTATAGAGTCTTTATAATAATATGATTTTATAATTTTTATGACTAATCTATATCTATGATATAATATTTTACAGCGTTGCTTAATCTCTTTATTACTCATACTATAAAAAATCTCCTTTCAACTATTTTATGATATAACTTTAATATATTGTCCGATATTTCTTTTGATGATACACCAATCATCATATCATAATCGAGTGTATTAAGGAAAAAACGCTTTTCGCCTAGTTCACGTGTCTTTACTATGACGTACCACATATCCTCTATGTTGGCATAACCATAAAACACTTTACCTTTTACATGATTAGCAACCTTATTTGCTATTTCTATGACAAAATCTTCGCAAACTTCGTCAATATCAGACTGTGACATTTTTCTATTTTTGTATAACATGTTTTTTGTACCTCTTTTCTATTCTTCTATATCTACATATAATATATTTCTTCCTGCGCTTTTAAATTGCAAAACTTTCATTTTTAACAACTGTTTATTATCCAAAATCTGTGATTTTGAGTAAAACTCTGTAATATCATACTGAATATCATGCAGACAAAACCTTGTTGTTGCGCTAAACTTGACTAACGTACCTAATTTTATAAAATTTGTCATTTTTCCACCTCTTTCATTATTTACTATATTCAGTTGTAAAGCCTATGCGTGGACTTGCACCACGCTGTGCTCTTTGCGCTTAGGCTGTGAAAAAAATTTTTATGATTTTAAATCTATTATTATGCAACTATATCCTTCATCCTCTACTGAATAAATAGTATCTATCAAATAATCAAAATATCTATTGGGAATATCTTTAGCCAAACCGTGCCATTCTTCAATTCTATATTTTGTATTAAAAACTATTTCTTCAGTGCTCAATAGTACTCTATATATGTCTTGCACTGTCAAATTATTTCACCTCTTTTCTATTTTCGTCAAGCTCAACTGCATTTTCTAAAAAATCTTTTTCAGTAATACCATATAACTTTGAAGATTTCTCTGCATTTACAAGTTTTAAGAATTTTGCACTATTAGTATAATCTATTGCAAACTGTTTTTCGATATCCTTATCGCTTAAATCTCCTATATAAGACTCGTTTAAGGTTATAACCTCATTAGTATCAAGGTTAAAAGCCATAATCTCTGCATTAGTTGTTACAATTGTCCTTGTTATCATTTTTTCTTTTCTCATAGTTTTTTGTCTCCGTTTCTTTTTTGTGCTTATTTATTTTGTTACTTGCTGATATTGCTATCAGTGATACAAGGGAGTCGGAGTTGCACCGACTCAATTATCTTAAATAGTCCAAAACTCGTGCCTTGTTTTAGTAATATATAATTTACCAACTAATTGACTTGTAAAATTGTATACGTCAATACTTAATGTAAACATCATACAATTATAACTCTCAATTGTTAAATGTTTCAAGATATATTTTTCATTATCAATATTAACTTGTTTGACCCACTCAACCCAATCATCAAAAATAGCTTGTTTTACTAAACTAGGCTTCATGTAACAATCAGATAATAAGCGCACCTGTTTATTTGGATGTAAAATCCCCTTAGCTTGTTTTATCACAAAATCCTCATTATTTAGTTGTATATAACGTTTCATATTCAACACCTTAGTACTCTTTTTAAGTACCCCTTTCCTTTATCTTTAAGTGTATTATATAGGTCAGTTATGACCAGCGTGTGTACAATTTGTAAATAAATTGTGAACATTTTATATAGTACTATAGTACTAAGTTAGACACAACTAACTTCGCGCACTCACGGTACCACGCTGACGTGCTAACGCTGTACCACTGTAACGCGTCACCACTTTACCACTGCGCAGTGCATGGGGTGTACCAAAAATCTCGACGTTCGAAACGAC